TCTGGATCAGTGTGGTGCATTCCATCGCCCTGCTGGGGCTGTTTGTTTACACCCACATGGCCAACAAATCCAAGGTGAACGCCAACGCCATCAACGCTGTTCGCGGCGACCTGGAGACAACGTGCGGGCACCTGCAGGATCGCATATCCCGCACCGAGCGCCGGCAAGATGTGTTTGAAACCAAGCTCGACTCAGCGCCCACCCACCAGGACTTGTCCAAGGTTTACGAGCGCCTGAACGACGTGGCCGAAAGCCTGTCTGGCGCGCGCGGGCAAATGAGCGCGCTGTCGCAACAGCTGTCGCTGGTGAACGATTACCTGCTCAACAACAAAGGGAACAGACGATGAGCTTTGAGGATTACCAAACCGCTGGCCGCCGCCTGGCCGCGCTGCGCATTCTGGCGCGCCGCAACCTGTACACCGCCAACGAATACAGCCTAAGCGATGAGCTGGCCGGTAACTACGGCCATCATGTCAGCAAAGACTTGCTGCACAGCGATATTGCCTGGCTTGAAGAGCAAGGTCTGGTAGTGTGCCAGCAGCCACGCGCCGGCTGGATTATTACCTTGACCAGCCGCGGCAGCGACGTGGCAGACGGCCGCGCCCGAGTGCCTGGCATTGCTACACCGCTGCCGGGAGTGTGAGCCATGCCACCGCGCTCAAAAGTTTACGAGCTGCCCCAGGAGCTGCGCGACGAGCTGAACCAAAAGCTGGTTAGCAGTGGCTTTCAGGATTACCAGGGCCTGACAGACTGGCTGCTTGGCAACGGCTTCAAGCTGTCGCGCTCGGCGGTGCATCGCTATGGCGCAGCCCTGCAGGAAGAGTTTGACGAGGCCATGGGCGATGTGCGCAAAACCACTGAGATGGCCCGCGCCATGACCGCCGAAAACGACGACGAGAGTGGCCACCTGATAGACGCCACGGCGCGCATTGTGCAAGACCAGCTGCTGCGCATCACCATTGCCATGCGCAAGGCCGAACACGAACCCGAGGTGGCGGCCAAACACCTGAGCAGCGTCACCCGGGCTCTGGCGGACATTGGCCGGGTTTCCCTGGGTCAAAAAAAGTGGGCGCGCGAGCTGCGCCAGGAAGTGGCGAAAGAAGCGGCCGAGGCGGCGGAAACCAGCATGGCCAGCCAAGGCATGACCCGCGAATCCATTGACGCCATCAAGCGTGACATTCTGGGGATTGCCTGATGGAAGAGTTGACCGTGGCCCAGGCGATTGTGGACGCTGCTGATACCCTTGGTACCGCTATTGTTATCGCGGCATTCGTTCGGGGGTTCCTGAACAAATGACTTCGCCACTGCCAGACTCCGTCCTGCTGCCGTACCAGAAAGCCTGGATTGAAGACGATTCAGAACTCAAGATTGCCGAGAAGAGCCGGCGAACCGGCCTTACCTGGGGCGAAGCCGCAGACGCAGTACTGACAGCCAGCGCCTCCAAGGCCGCCGGCGGTACCAATCATTTCTACGTTGGCTCCAACAAAGAGATGGCCATCGAATTCATTGACGCCTGCGCCATGTGGGCGCGAGCGTTTGACCGGGCCGCCTCGTCGGTGTCCGAAGAAGTGTTCAGCGACGAAGACAAAGACATCCTCACGTTCAATATTCGCTTCTCCAGTGGTTTCAAGATTCAGGCGCTGTCGAGCCGGCCCACCAACTTGCGCGGGCGGCAGGGCAACGTAACGATTGACGAAGCGGCTTTCCATGCGGAGCTTGCCGAAGTGCTGAAGGCGGCGCTGGCGCTGACCATGTGGGGCGCAAAAGTGCGCCTTATCAGCACCCACAACGGGGCCGAAAACGTGTTCAACGGCCTGATTCAAGACAGCCGGGCCGGTAAAAAGCGTTATAGCGTGCATCGGCTAACGCTGGATGACGCGTGCGAGCAGGGCCTGTACCAGCGCATCTGCCAGGTGCGCGGCAAAGTGTGGACCCCAGACGCTGAAAAGCAGTGGAAAGACAACCTGCTCAGCGACACCGCCACCCGCGAAGACGCCCTGGAAGAATACTACTGCGTGCCGAAATCCGGCGGTGGGGCGTACATATCCCGCGCCTTGATCGAGGCACGCATGGTGGATGCGCCGGTGGTGCGGTACGAAGGCACGGCTGAGTTCAACGCCTGGCCGGAGCATTTGCGTGCGGCCGAGGTGCGCGACTGGTGCGAAAGCGAGCTGCTGCCGCTGCTGACGGCGCTAGACCCCGATGGCCGCCATTGCTTTGGTGAGGATTTCGGGCGCAGCGGCGACCTTACCGTGATTGCGCCCATGGCCATTACCCAGCAGCTGGTGCGCCGGGTGCCGTTTCTTGTTGAGCTGCGCAACATGCCGTTCAAGCAACAAGAGCAGGTGCTGTACTACATCGTTGACCGCTTGCCCGGCCTGCAGTTCGGCGCCCTGGACGCCCGCGGCAACGGCCAGTACCTGGCTGAGCAGGCGCAGTACGAATACGGCTCGGGGCGGGTTGAGGCTGTGATGCTGTCGCAGGGCTGGTATCTGGAGAACATGCCGAAGTTCAAGGCCGCCTTCGAAGACGACGGCATTGAAATCCCCCGTGACAGCGACGTACTGGACGACTTGCGCGCCCTGCAAGTGATCAAGGGCATTCCCAAGCTGCCTGATGCAAAAACCGGCAGTGATAAAAACCGACACGGCGACTCCGCCATTGCGCTGGCGCTGGCCTACTACGCCAGCTGCCAGCAGGGTGCGCTGGAATACGGCTACGAAGCCATTCGCTCCGGCCCCGACCAAAACCAACACCGCCCGGTGCGCGCCACCGCAGGCTTTCGTAACCGAGGAGGATTGCTGTAATGGCCGACTCACCCATTGTGGACGCAAGCGGCCGCCCGATCAGGAAGGCCGAACTCAAGCAGGAGCTGGCCGCGCCATCGCTGACCGGCGTGCGTCAGGTTTGGCACAACGGCATTGCCAGCCATCTGACGCCCGACCGCCTGGGCAGCATTCTGCGCGCCGCTGAAAACAACGAAGGCCACGACTATTTAACGCTGGCCGAGGAAATGGAAGAGCGCGAGCCCCATTACGCCTCGGTGCTGGGTACCCGTAAGCGCGCCATCAGCGGGCTGGGCGTGGTGGTGGAATCGGCCTCTGACGATGCGGAAGACGTGCGCCTGGCCGATGCCGTGCGTGATTTGGTAAACGATGCGGCGTTCGGGACATTGGTTGAAGACCTGCTGGACGCCCTGGGCAAGGGCTATTCCGTGGCGGAAATCATGTGGCAAACCCGTGACCGGCAGTGGTGGCCACAGGAATACATCTGGCGAGACCCGCGATTCTTCCGTTTCGATCAAGCCACCGGCCGCGAGCTGCGCCTGATTGACCCGCTCAACGTGGCGGAGGGTGTGCGCCTGGCACCCTACAAATTCATTGTGCACAGCCCGCGCCTGAAGTCTGGCGTGCCGCTGCGAGGCGGGTTAGCCCGATTGGTGGCCGTAAGCTACATGGCCAAGAGCTACACCCTGACCGACTGGCTGGCGTTTGCCGAAGTGTTCGGCATGCCGCTGCGCCTGGGCCGTTATAACAGCAACGCCAAGCCGGATGAAGTGGACATTCTGCGCGCGGCCGTCGCCAATCTGGGCTCGGATGCGGCGGCCATCCTGCCCGAAGGCATGAAGATCGAGTTCCAGGAAATCGCCAACACCGCCGGCGGCGCTGAGCTGTTCCGCGGGCTGGCCGAGTGGATTGACAAGCAAACCAGCAAGGCCGTGCTTGGGCAGACCATGACCGCCGATGACGGCTCCAGCCAGTCACAGGCGACCGTACACAACGACGTGCGCGAAGACATTCAGCGCGCCGACGCTCGCCACCTGGCCCACACGCTGGCGCGTGACCTGGTGCGGCCGTTTGTGGATTTGAACTACGGCGTGCAGCGCCGGTACCCCACCATTCGGGTGAGCATTCCAGAGCCGGAAAACGTGGCGCAGTTAGTGACCGCGCTGCGCGATCTGGTGCCGATGGGTCTGAAGGTGGAAAGCTCGGTGATCTCTGACAAACTGGGCTTGCCCGACCCCGAAAAAGGCGCGCACCTGCTGCAGGCGCCGGCGCCCGAGCCCGGCTTTGCGCCAGCGGCCAACCGTTCTTTGAGCAGCGCGCAGAATCGCGAGTCGGTGATTGATGAGCGCGAGCCCGGCTTTGATAAAATCGCCGAAGAGGAAGACGAGTGGCAGGTGCAGCTCGCACCCATTGTTGACCCCATTGAACGCCTGGCGCGCCGGGTGGCCGATGAAGGCGGTAACGAGGCGGACTTTTTGGCACAGCTGAGCGAGGTGCTGGCAGAGATGGACGAGTCTGAGCTGGTGCGCCGGCTGGCCGCCAGTACGTTCAAGGCCCGGGGCCTTGGAAACACAGGGGATGACTGATGGCCACGTTTGAGGCGGGCCCGGTACCGCGCGAAGCGCTGGAGTACTTCCGCGATAAGGATGTGCGCACCGGGTTTGATTACCAGGACGTGTGGGCCCAGGAGCACGCCCACGCGTTCACGGTGGCCAAAGCCATGAAGCTGGACATCCTGGACGACCTTCGCGCGGGGCTGGATGACGCGCTGGCAGAGGGGAAACCCTTTCGCGAGTTCGCCCGCGACCTGAAGCCCCAGCTGGAAAAAAAGGGCTGGTGGGGTGTAAAGGATGAAATAGACCCAAACACGGGTGAGCGCCGCACGGTGCAGCTGGGGTCACCGCGACGCCTGAAAACCATCTACCAGTCCAACCTGCGCAGCGCCCGTGCCGCGGGCCAGTGGGAGCGCGCCCAGCGCACCAAGGAAAGCCTGCCGTATTTGCTGTATGAGCTGGGCCCCAGCAAAAACCACCGGGACAAGCACGTGTCCTGGGCCGGCACGTTGCTGCCTGTTGACGACCCCTGGTGGCGCGACCACATGCCGCCGAACGGCTATGGCTGTAAGTGCCGTGTGCGCCAGGTGTCCGAAGTGGAAGCACAGCGCATGGGCCGCGAGGGCGTGCAAAATCCGCGCGCCGAACTGGACGTGGACCCAGGCACCGGCCTGCCTACAGGCAGGCGCCAGCGCCGCACAATGCCGGTAAGGCGTGAAGCGCCGCCCACCCGCGCCACACGCTACACCAACCAACGCACCGGCGAGACCACCCAGGTAGACCAAGGCCTGCACCCGGCCTGGGCCAGCAATCCGGGGCAAGACCGGGTGCGCGTGCTGCGCGACCGCATGACCGGCAAGCTGGATACGTTAGATCAGCGCCTGGCAGAGGCGGCCGCACGGGACGTGATGGCGTCGCCGATACTGGATCAATGGGTTGATCGTGCGGATGGCGAGCTGCCTGCGGGCCTGGTGGACCGCCAGGTGCAAGCGGCTTTGGGGGCAACAACGCAGGTGGTGCGGTTGTCGCCAGGCACATTCAATCAGCAATTGCGCAGTCATGCCGACCTGACGACCGCCGATTACCGGCAGCTGCCGCAGCGGCTGGCGCGCGGTATCACCATTGAAAGTGACCGCCCTGGGCATGCGGTGGTGTTTTCGCCTCGCACCTCGCCGAGCAACAGCCCTAACCGTTGGTGGAAGGCCGTTCTAAAGCGTACCGGCGACCAGGGACGGCTGTATCTGGTGAGCTATCAGAAGGCAGACGACGCCGACCTGCGCCGCACCCGCAGCAGGGGGCGTGTTATTCGAGCCGCATCGAAGTGAAGTTGCGCCAAACCCAGTATACTGTCGTGGCTGGAATCGCTGCAGTAAAGGCCGCCTGACGGCGAGCGCCTAAGAACGCTCACAGTCGCCTGCAAGGCTCAAGATGAGCAATGTATGGTGTTGATTCCGCTTTCTTTAACTAACGCCCTTCTAACGCCCTTGTACGCGATTACCGGGCGGTCGCAATGCCTGGCAATACGCGCCCGGCTGTTTGGCTCGTTATCCTGCCCGCGCAACGCCCTCTCTGAAAACCGCCCCTGAACTGTCTCATAGCCCATTCGGCGCCGCGCCGCCGATAGTGTGGCGCCATGGAAAACACAAACGCACTCCGTCCCGGCCTTGCCAAGGCCCTCAACTCTGAACCCGTCCAGGAACACCGCCTGGCGTTGAACGTTGAGTTGCCCGCCGGCGAAGTGCCGGAATGGGTTGAGCTGCTGCCTGCCGGCGAGCACCTGGAAGGCCGCGACGGCCGCACCTGGCGCAACCAGAATCCTCAATCCGTGGTGGACCAGTTCGCCACGCGCGGCCTTGACCTGGTGATTGACTGGGAACACGCCAGCGAACACCGCGCCCCGAAGGGCGAGGACGCCCCCGCCGCCGCCTGGGTTAAAAAACTAGAGCTGCGTGATGGCGCCGTATGGGGTTTGGTTGAGTGGACTGAAAAGGCCGCCAACCAGCTGCAGCGCAAAGAGTACCGTTATCTATCCCCCGTGTTTTTGTTTACCCGCGATGAACGCCAGGTTGTACGGCTGACCAGCGCGGGCCTGACCAATCAACCCAACTTGGCGCTGAAAGCGCTGAACCAGCAAGAGCCCCAGGAGGAATCCACCGTGTGGAAAGAACTGCTTAAGCGGCTGGGTCTGCCAGAAGACGCGACTGAGGCGCAAGCAATTGCGGCCCTTGATCAAGTCCAGGTGGATCTCGACACCGCTCAAAACCGGGAATTAACCCCGAGTCTCGACAAGTACGTGCCCCGTGCCGACTTCAACCAATCCCAGCAGCGCGCCGCTAACGCAGAGCAGCAGCTGACGAGCATGAAGAAGGCGCAAGCCGATGAGGCCATCGACACCGCGCTGAATCAGGCC